GCCTTAATGATTTGCTTCATATCATGGCTGTATGGCGGTTCTTCATACATCGATATACCGTCAAGCCTCTGCATACAATCGGATCGATGTTTACGGAGCAACCTGCGGATATTTAGTCTCTTTGACACTATATAACCAGTTCCGTTGGTGGTGACGGGAAATACCCGCACACCACGCAGTTGTTATTTTGATATTTTACTCAACCATTGCTCATAAATCCTATGTGCTATCTGTGCTGTCATAACTGGAGGAACTGACATTCCAACAAGATATTCGGGCTTACTTTTCTTGAAATCGTAATCCATAGGATAAGACCCTATTTTTAGAATTTCGTTTTTGTATAAAGTTCTTTCCACTTTGTAATCATAAGGCAACCCCGAAGCACGAAGTGTAAAGCAAACCCTGTCTTTGTGTAGTTTTTTTTCGTTAAAAAAAGATTCTGTTTCATGTACAGTGGAAAACGCTTTCCCTGCATCACATTTCTCCCATAACCCTTTCAGAACAGGTGAAAGCCATTCTGCATCAGTGTTTCCTGTCTCTTCTCTGACTTGACCGTATACAATCTTCTTTTCGCTAAAAGCCAAGTCGATTGAAGGCACTTCGTGAAACATGTCTTCAAAATCAATGCAATCAGCAATGTCGTTTCTTATTCCGTAAAAAAACACCCTTTCTCTCATTTGTGGTACTCCCATATCTTGGGCATTCAGCAATTTATACGAAAACTTGTATCCTGCACTCCTAAACCCATCGCCAACCATTTTAAGGTATTGTCTTGCCCCACCAAGTAAAAGCCCTTTCACATTTTCGGCAACAACAACTTTAGGTTGCAACTTCTTTGCAAGTTCGAGAAAATCAAAAAACAATGTATCTAAAACTTGCTCTGCTTGCCCTTCTCGGAACTTCTTTTCTTTTCCCCATCCTTTTTCTCTTGCTCCTGCCGTTGAAAAGCTACTGCAAGGTGGTGAACCATCGAGAATATCAAGATTGAACAACTCTTCAGGCAAATCATCACGAAGCCTAAAGCTCTGTATGGGCTCTAAAAAATTGAATTTTGGATTGTGGTTTGCAACATAGCATTCGTTCATTCTTGGGTCAATTTCATTGCATCCGATCACTTCGTACCCTGCTAACTTGTACCCCATTGTCGAACCGCCACCGCAAGCAAAACAACTAAATACTTTTGAGCCATGATACTCAATTCCTTTTGCTGGATAACCATCGGATATTTTCCACTCATACGGAAATTTATGCACTGCTTTCTTCCTTCCAACTGTGGTATAACCACAGCGTTTGGGGTGACGAGTACGCACCCCAACTTAATGTTATTTTGTTTTAATTGGCATAAAACTATTGTTACTCTTATAGTAAGAGCTATTTCAGATATGAATAGTTACATCTGACTCCAACCATATAAAAAGATACAGGATTACCATAAAAAACGCCGCTAATTTAACCACAACGACCCCGATTCATTTATCGTTCGAATTACTCACTCGAAAAAATATAAGGTTATTTATTACCGTATTTTTCGATAACTGCATACGCTTCCGACAAAACTCTCGCCTCGTACTCTTTTACCGTTTCTAGCTTGTTGATCTTATCCGCTACGATACTACTCCCGAGAACAGTATCGACGCGAAGAACTCGAGAAACTGGGTCCTGCCGGATAGTCTTGAAATTCTCAACAACCGAAATTTCTCCTTTAATCCCATTTACATAAACCAATTGACCTAAATAAAAATGGTCTCCACTGGTTGAAAAAGCCCTGTTTTTTAGCTCGACAAATCCGGCGTTTTGTTCTAGCTTGTGGCCTAATTCGTCCCGAAATTCACAAAATTCTAACTGTTCTACTATATCGCGAAGTGTCATTTTTCAACCTGCTTTCTACATCGATTCAATTTTACTTATTAGATTCTTGTGGTATTCCATCGACTCGCTATGCCATTTTGAATAGGCTTCGTCTGTAACGCCACGCCCGCGGCGTTCTATGAAATCGCTGTCGACTTGCCGCATTTGAGACTCGAGAGCCTCCAAAATTGTTCTTTTCTCTTGATAGCTTAGATCATTCATAAAACCCTCGTAAATCCTTCGCTGTTTGGCGTCTTGCTGTACTTGCTTACCCACAACTCGACGATATCGTCCTTGAATCGCTTTACGTAGATAGTCGCCCAATCCTCAACCGAAACACCTCTCGACTCGAGAGCCTCCACAACGTCCGGAGAGAGCTCCCCGATATCCCCAAAAATGGGGCTCAATCGGTCGTATTCATTCCCGAAGTTGTAACGGGGCTCTCTAACTACTTTAAAAGCCATTCGGCCGCCTTTTCGATACGCTTCGCCGCGATATCTCTCAAAAAGTCTTTGTGTTGTTTCCGGTCTCCGTATTTGTCATGACACGGGCGGCAAACTGCTATTAAGTTCTCCGGTCCGTCCTTGTGTTTAGATCCCCCCATACCCCGGGCGTCGATGTGGTGAATATCAACCGCCCGGGCCGGGCAAATCTCGCACTTTAAATTGTGGTGAGGAGATTCGCCGATTGATTCAAAATAATTCAAAATGTATTGTTTCACGCTTCGACCTTTTTAATAGGTAAACTCTCGAAGAACTTCGATTTACTCCAAAAACTCGACCCGCAATTCTCGCAATAAACGAAATTTTTAGGGCCGTCCTCTTTCCGGTATAGGTGATCCGGAAGGAGACAAACGTCGCACAAAATAGGCTCGATCTTTTTCGCCATTCTAAAACCTCCCGTCGGCGTCGAAAATATTCCCCTGCATTACGTCCGGCTCGATTGATAAATCGGCCATCAATTTTTTATTGTTGAATAGAACCGCGTCGACTCTAGTCTCGGCCTCTTTCGCTCTTCTTAATACGAAATTATCGCGGGTCTCGAAATACTTGTTTTGAAGTATCCGCATTCCACGAACGAGGCGGAGGAGTCTATCGGTTTGGATTTCTTTTTCATTGTTTCCCATTTAACCCCCAAAAGGCCCCGGAGGTAATCCGGGGCCCTTTTGTTTATCGTCTCGAAGAACTAACACGTTCGATAGCTTGAACATTGACGCCGGGCCACTGTTGAGCCCCTTTTGTAGTAGCCGCCATTTTGTCGAGCATACCCGCGTTAATGTCGAGAAAGTGAAGGTTTCCGCTTTCAAGAGCCCAACGAACAAAGGCCGCTTTGTCGGTTATTCCGACCTTGTAAGTAGTCGAGACGAACGTCCCCGCGATTTTAGTCGGGAGTTTTGCCTCAACAGGGACCGAAGCGACCGCGACCGCGAGAAACGCCGATTCTGTAGCCGCCGTGTCTTGCTTTGTTGCTCTTGCATCGTCGGCCGCGGCACTCCGTAACATTGCGGCACGTTCGCGGCCTTCGAGTTCTTCTGCTTCCCTGCGTTTCCGTTCCGCTTCGAGGCGATTCTCTTCCGCCTGTCTTGCCTGTTTTTGAGCTTCCGCCCGGAGTTCCGCCTCTTTTGCGAGGCGAATAGCTTCCGCCTGTCTCCGAGCCTCTTCCGCCTTCCGCTGTTCTTCTCTCCGATGATCCAAAATAGCCGCCTTGATTGTATTCTCGAGGGCTTCGAGCGGCCCGGTAATTTGCCGGAATGTATCGTTAATCCGCTTTACTTCCGAATTGAGGGGAGAAACAAGCTCTTTGCGAGTGTCCTCCGCGAATGTCGCGAGTCGTTTCGCCGACTTCAAAAGGCCGTCACTTGCGAGGAGTTCGTCCTCTGTATTGATAACCAAAACCGGCGGGACCGTTGCCCGAAACGCCTCGAATTTTTCGACCACTACCAAAACCGGGTCTTTGGTCTCTGTCACGTTTTCGAAGTCTACCGCCCCGAAAATAATAGCCTGTTGTTCCACGTTTGAACCTGTCATTTTCCGACCTCCTCGTCGTTTTCTTTTATGGCGATAATGGCGTCCGCCGCTCTCGTAAATACCGCCCGGACTAATTCCGGGTTTTTCTCTAGTTCCGTAAATAGTGCGAAAGTAATATCGTTGACGGTAACGCCTTGAGATTCTCCTCGACTATTTTGTTTAATGTTTTCCATGAGAGAGAAAGAAAACTGTTCAATAGATGAAACGGCCTCGTTTACTCTTTCCTGCTTTTGTTGGGCTTCGGTCATTTGGTCCGCCTCTGTTTTCCCTCTCGGGGTTTCCGGTTCGTCGTTGTGTTACATTTGAGAATATAACACGAACGCGGCACAATATCAACAAATATTTTCACTATTTGAAAAACGCCCGGTTTTTACGCCGGGCTTTACCTGCTATTTAAGAGTAAAACGCGGGTACGATTTGCCCGCTTTTGTTGTCGTGTTCGCTTCGATTATATCGCCATCGGCTCCGAGTGATACCGCGACCGCTTCCCAATCAGTGACGCGGGCTTCTTTCCCGATTGTCCACTTCATATAGGATTTAGTTCGATACGCTTCGATACCTGTAAAGCCCTCGGAATAGCGTAAAATAGCGGCCTTTTTATCTTCTTCGATCTTTTCCCACGCCTTGCGGTTTTCCGTAGCTTCCGTGAGCTCTTCGAATAGGTCGTCGACTTCATCGCAATTAGCGGCATCCCCTACCCAACGACCATCAACGACGGCCCCCTTTGCGTAGTCCTTGAACTCGTCGTCGGTCTTTCCCGGCTCCTCATCGTTCACGATGTGCTTTTCGTACCACGCCCCGACGGTTTCGAGGAGATAAAGCTCTTCCTCTACCTCACGGGAGACGGTAAACATTCGGAGCTTGTTCCCACCGATTAAAACGGCGAAATGCCAAACGGGGAGGCCTGTCAATGCCATATACCACCGGGCTTGAACTTCGTAATATTTCGGGATTCCATCGGCCCAATGGTCCGCGACGTATTCGCTCGCGTTTTTAATCTCGAGGCCCTCGTTTGTTTCGAAAGAGTCCGAAAGGATAATTCTATCCGGAGAGGCCGAGGCCCAAGGATAATCCCAGATTGAATAACCGGCGAACTCGTCGTCGTCTTGTACTCCGTAGAGCTTCGGGGATTCCATGAGAGTTGCCCCGGTTTTCTTTGCGTAGAGGTCCGCGATAAACACCTCGATTTCGATCCCGATTTCCATAGCTTCGGTTTGGACCTTGCCGTCGTCTCTTCCGGTCAAATACAACCACGTCGAATGCGGCGTCGATCCTTCAAAAGGAGATATCCCCATAATAGAGGCAATTTGAGAGCCCCCGATAGTGATAATATCCCCGCGGCGGTCTCCCTCGATAGGATTAGCCATTTTTATAGGTAGCATTTTTGAATAGTTCACGTTCCGACCTCCTCGTCGTTTTTACTAGATAGCCCGCGGGCACTTCCCGCGGGCCGGTTTTCTATTTCGGTTCCCAATCTTCGCAACAATACCCGGGCTCTACATTGTCGGTATCCATTCCGCAATAGTTCCCGTTTTCATCGTTCTTGTAATTTTTGCAAGTTTCGCAAGAACAAATCGCAATTCGCAACCCTTCAACATAACGAGCTAGAAGGTCGAATTTAGTTTTCATTTCGAGCTGTGGCTCCGACACGTCTTTAATTATTACCGCGTCATTTTCGACACTAATCTCAAGTTCAATCTTGAACATATTAAACCTTTCTTGTTGTTACATTCACAAATATAACATGATTAAATAATAAATGCAAATAAATTATGCAAAAGCCCGGTTTATAATCTCCGCCCGGCCCTCTTCGTAGCTACTACACGGCCCCGAGTCCTTTATCCGTCCATTTACTCGATACTGCCAACGAAAGGCCCCTTTCCCGGGGAATACGGTCCCGAGAGGCCCCTTTGATTCCTTCATAATTACCCGATAGATTTCGCTCCCGGTCTCCTTTGGGAACATTTCGATTCCGTCGTCTTTACGCTCGAGATACCGCTCCCATTTTGCGAGCTCTTCGGCGTTCCCTGTAGTGAAGGCCCCGAGGACCTTGTAAACTCTATCCGAAGGAGCTCCCACCATTTCCGCGAAGTCCTTCCGAGAGATCCCTTTCTCTTTGAGAATTTCCGATATTCTCGCGGCCGCGTCTATTCTTTCCCGGACTCCTACAAATCCCTCCGCTACGCTTCCCGCTTTCATAGATCGACCTCCCCGTCGTCCTCTTGCTCGAGTACTACGCTTTTAGCTTTTGAAACGTCATACAATTGGGCGTGATACATTGTTCGCCAAACTTCAAGAGCCGCGTGATGATAATCCTCGTCGGCTATCGAGTTTTTAAAATTATCATAATCGATTCTATCGGCCGCGGTTTTAACCGCGTCGGAGAACACATCCTCCGGGAGTTCAACGCGGAAACGATAATCGGCGTATGGAGTTTCATAAACCTTGAGAGCAAAAGCCCCGCGACCTTTTTTAACTCCGTCAATCGTAGATATTCCTCGGCAATTGTCCGATATAAATTCCTCGAGGTGTCCACGGATACGGGCCCGGACGATTACCGTGTTTGGCATAGTCCGGTGTTTGACTGCCGATAAAAAACTCTTATTCGTAAAAATCCACATTTTGTGCCCTTTCGTTAGGCTGTAAAAATCCGGCGGTCTTTGCCGCTGTATTGTACTTGAACGCCGGAAAAGATCCGGCTCGTTATTTTGTCGCCGTATCGAGCCACAAGGTCGATTGGTTCGAGATTGGTTGTAATTACGGTTCGACGGTTTTTAGACCAACGACCATCAATTATAGCGTAAATCAATTGCAAAGAGGTCTCGCTCGATTGCTCGGCCCCGAGGTCGTCAAGGATCAAAACGCCGGGCCGGACCAACTTCTCGACGATTTCGTCCTCCGTCTCTCCTCCCCGCTTCGAGTTCCATGTCGCCCGGGCCTTGATAATCAATTCCGGAACTCCAACGAATTTAAACGTCGTCAACGTCTCCGAAATCAATCGGCATAAATAGGCGGCCGTCGTCGTTTTTCCGGTTCCGGTTTCTCTGCCGTAAATGAGTAGATTCCCGTGTTTGGTCCTCCACTCTCTCGCCGCTTCCGGAATTATCGAGGCGTCAATATCGAGACCGATATATCTCTCCGGAACTCCGAGCTTTTCGAGGCGAGCCGCTTTCTCTTTCGCCGGGTCCCGATCATCAAATCGGACCGCCGCCTCCGTTGAGTTGATTAAGGAGAGTCGAAACTCCTCCCGCGTTACTTGTTCCATTTTGTGACCCTTTCGATTGAGTTCGCTTTGTAAATCCGAGATCTTTCCAATTATCTAGCCATCTATTTTTTTCGAGCCACTTCTCCGGAGACGGTAGGTATTCCACCGAACAGAAAGGAGCATACTCTCGCAAAAACGAGCTCATTCCGGCCATATAGGATTCAATCGTCAATTTTTGAAAACGGACCGCTTTCGCCGCGGCCTGTTCTATCGAATATCTGTTCGACGGCTTCGGGTATCGTGTCCCCATGTCCTCCGCGATATGTTCGATTAGTTGCCGGAGTCGTTCGTCCTCTCCCGGGTTTTGGTTCATTTGAAGAGTAACGCCCGCGGCCGCTCTTTCGACCTCTTTCGGCTCCTCCTCCGTTGGTTCTTCCGCCTGTTTTTTCTTGCGGCCCCCTTGAGATCCGGCCGCCGCCCTTTTCTCCCGTATACCGTCGAGCTTTTCCATTCTCCGAAGGAGCGAAGGAGAAAAGAGTTTCCCGTCCTCCGATTTCAAAAGTCCACTTTCGATTAGTAGCTCGAGAAACGCCTCGACGTCAATCCCCGGAAGTTCTGCCGCGAGAGCCTTCCGGGTCCACGCCGCATCGGGGAGTTGATAGTTTTCACTCTCCCGGAGTAGCTCGACGATAATCCACCACGCCCCATAGCCTGCAATTCCAAATTGAGAGATAACGGCCCGGATTTTGAGATCCGACCGGGCCCGTATATCGTGGGTAAAATAGTAGTGAGTCTCCTTCATTTTTTCCGCCGTTGGGTACTCTTCAACGTCGCGAGGGCGTCGCGGTAATACTCGGCAACACAACGGCGGAGAGTTGTCGCCCCGTTGAGTTGGTTTGATACTTGCATATAGTTTAGTCTCAACGATTGACAAAACTCCCGGCGGCCGTGGGTGTCAATCGCTCTTTTAAGTTCTTCGCGTTCTGCCGCGTCTGCCGCTTCGTCGGGGTGTTTAAGTTCGTCCATTATCGGCCCGCCCTTCCGTTTCTTCGTTTATGTCCTTCGATTGCATTTTGAATGGTAACGAGATGAACCTCGCGAATTTCGTAAATATTCGATACTCCCAAGGCCGCGAGCATCTTCGAAATATCCCCGCCGACTCTTTGGAGCTCTTCCGCGATTGCCTCGCATTGTTCGGCCTCTAAGAAGTCCGGGCCGGTATATGCCCCGTCTTCGAGATCTTGAGTAAAAAAGGCCGAGGCCGCCGTCGTGACGAGCATCGCCGCAACTAATCCGCGTTTGTGCCCCATTTTCGTAACCGTATTATAGAAATCGGCGGGGTTTGTCGCGGTCGTTGCCGTTTGTTGCTCGAGACGAGCGTCTCCTTTGGGGAATTTGGCCCCGCAACCTTCCGAACGAGTGTTACAATACCACCCGCCACCGTATTCCTCTTTACTCCGTCGTATTGCCGGTTTACCGCAATCCGGGCAAAGTAGATCTGCCCGCTTAAAGGCGTATTTTGTTTCACGGGTCGAACATACTCCGTAGCCGTCGCCGAGATAGGTCCCGTCCGAGGCGTGAACAACGACACGAACCGAACAAGTTAAATGGCCGTCGGGAGTATAGACCGGGGTCATTTCGGTATGCGGCCGGAGATTAAAGGCAAAAGCCAAATACTCGGCCCCCGCTTTAAACAGAACCGGCTTTTTGCCCGCTCCGGGGATTGTCCCGTAATGAACGCCCGGAACAAACGATTTTGCCATTAGATCATGAATTTTTTTCTTTTGGTCGAGAATAACCTCCGGGGAGAGCATCATCGACACGCCGGTCGTGAGTGCCATTTCTTCGATGTTTTCCACGTTTCCGCCTCCGTTTTTAAGTTTCACCGGCGAACCGTTCGCCGTTGTTACATTCCCAAATATAACACACTCGCGGAGTATTATCAACTCTTTTTTAAAATCAATTCAAATTCTATTAATAAAAGAGAATACTACATTACACGTTTCTCTTTGCAAAGGTTCGTTTTTGGTTTTCATTTGATTACCAAATGCTTTGCAATTGCATTTCAAATGCTTACCATTTGCTTTGCTTTTGCTTTACAAATGGTTTACAAAACAAACGTTTTTCGCCAAATTCCAAATAAAAAACAAGACCAAAATAAGAGTAAAAAAAGGCCCCGAGTGTAACCCGGGGCCGCTTGCAACTAGATGTAATTAAATTGACTATGCTTTGTAGTCGATCATTTCCGCCCGGCTGTCTATCGTGAAAAACTCGAATAGATCCTCCGGAGATATTCCCCCGGTGTCTCCTCTTACGATTCGAATCCCGGCAAAATCAAAAAGCAACTTCGCCGCATACTCGGAACAGTAAAAACGATTAGGATCTTCGTGTCCGATTGTCAAGAACTCAAAAATACCCGGGTAATCATACTCGATAGTTTTCCGTCGATGTAATGCGATAACCTTCGCGAGCTCTTCCCGTTTATAGTCGGTCATTGTCTTAATTGTTCCAATTCCGATAATAAAGCGGCGAGGCCCTTTTCGATACTCTTCGAGGCTTGATATACTTAAACCACTGCCGAGCATTTCCGCGATAAGAATTTGACCGTGAACGTCGAACGCTATCGCGACGTGAGTCACCGCCTCCGATTGAGATTTCCCTCTCGCCGTAATGCGGCGAATGAGACGCGAGAAAATCCCGCGGCCGCCGGTGAAAATGATATCCCCCGTCTTTATTTTGCTGTAGTTAATCGCCGGAGCTTGATACTTCATTTTACGCCCTTCCCTTTGATTGATAAACGACAACGCCCGAGCCATGACCGGGCGAATAGATCTTGTTCCCCGCCGCTTTCGGAGATCGAAACGTAAAACGCGACACGAAGGGAAGAATACACGACAACGAGGTCCGAATCATCTCCGGCCTTAAATAGCTTATTAGCCGCATCGATTGTTTTCTCTCCGATATTACCGTCGACGAGCAACTCCGGGAACACTCTCCCGGAACGATTGAGAAAATTGAGGGCTCTTTGTAGAGTCTCCCCGGCTCTCCGTATTCCCGCATTTACCCCGAAGTCGTAAACGACCCCGGCGAGGGCTTCGCTCGTGATCGAATGGAGCCCGAGAGGGTTCCAATACTTCACCCGGTAAAACTCCCGGGCCATGCTGTAGAGCTCTGCGTTTGTCTCTGCATTTTTCGGGAATTGTCCTTTCTTGAACTCGTCGACCTTTCGCCAACCGTCCCATGATGGATTTGATTTTCGAGAGATCCCGAAAATCGTTTCTCCCCCATTGTCTCGAGGGTCGTTTACGTATCCGCCCTCAACCCCTTTTGTGAACTCTTCCGCTCTTGAAAATTCAGCCATCTAGTCCCCCTCTCGAACTTCTCGTCGGTCGCCGTAAATTCTCGCGACGGCCCCCTCGAATCTCCGTTTCGCTTCCGAAACTCTTGTTTTCTCTTGAGTTTTAATGCGGATACACGTCGATACGAGCGTCCGCCAATGAGTGAGGATATAGTCCTCTTGTACCCGGTCTTGTCGAATCCCTTCGATTAGCGTCAACGTCCGGCCCTCTTCTTTCATGCCGTCCCACCATGTCCGGTGTATCTCTCGGTTTTTACTCACTAGGTATTGCTCGAGGTCCGAAACTCCGAGGCCGTAATATCCGTTCAAGAGGATAAAGTCCTCGGCCATGCTTTCTGCCTTGTCACCGGCCCGCTCGAGAGCCCCTTTATACGCTAAAAGGTTCGCGTCGTGTAGCTTCGGAAGTGTCGGGCACTTCTCGACGCCCGCCTCGCATTTCCAATGCAAAACGCTCTGTGTAAGATCATCGGAAAAACGGGATATAATATCCGAACGTAAAACACGGAAGGAGCCGCGAACGGCGGCCCGCATTTCGTTGGCCGCCTCTTCTGCCGATACCTTCCGCTCTTCTTCGTAAAGCTCTTTTTGCATCAATACAAGGTCGTTTTTGTGCCGCATCGATTCGATTACGACCTCAACGTCTCGCACGTGCCGTTTACTTTCGCTGTCGAGTTTTTCCTTTAAGGCCCGAACCTCTACCCGGAGCCCCTCAGATTGTTCCGCGTTAGTCTTTCGGGCTTTTCTCTTGCTGTAAATCTCGTTGTATAAAACGTAGATAGTCCCCGCGATAGCCGTCCCGATATACTCCGCACTCATAAACTCGGCCGCCATTTGTTGCCCCCTATTTCGCTTTTATAATGTAGGTTAATGCAAATGATGGTTGACGGTTCTCGTGATATCCGTCTCCGCCCGTTTCGTCGGTTTCATACGTTGCGTCATATGTCCCTTTGTCGAGATAGAACGCAAAGGGGTCGTTCTGGCCCGGTGTTGTTTTCCCCGTTGCCCCGTGAGAGTGAGCCGCGAGCTCGTCCTCTGTCAATTTGTGTTTAGCAGTTCCGACGGTATCGCCGAGAGCGTAATTATACGAGCCGCTCGCGTCGGTGTAACCTCCCACACCGATAACCGTGTACCCCGAAAGATTCGGGAGTGTTGCCGGGTTTGGCTTCCCAATGTTAGAGAAATGTAACAAGAGCCCCGGGTATGCCGCTTGATCGAATGCCGAACCGTCACATACGAGCCATGAGTCACCGGCAGAAGCGGCGAGACTCGCCTCGTCTCCGAAGTATGGAACGATAGACCCGATAGGCGAACCGATAAACGCCTCGACCGCCGTAACTCTCGTATCTAAAACCGCGATTTCGTTGTCTTGCTCTACGTTTTTGAGTCTATTCGCTTCGGCTTTTGCGGCGGCTTGCGAGGCTTTCGCGTCCGTTGCTAGTAATTGCATATCTAGTGAGCTAATTTGGGCCGTGTGCGTTTGTTCTTGTTGGTTAAACCACGCGACCCAATTCGTCAACGCCCGGCCGAGCCAATTCCACGCTTGACGAGCGGGGTATTGTTTCGGGCTTGAATATCCAAAGTTCTTTTGAGCCGATGTTGGAGAGTTTACATTATTCTCGCCGCTATCCGGGTCGATTTTGTCGGATTTCGCCCACTCCGGGAGTTCTGTCGGTTTTGTTGCCATTTTCTAGCCCTTTGTATAGATTTCTGAAAAATATCCGCCGTGGTCCGAACCCTCCGAAAAACCCTTCCCGTCGCGTCCGATTCCGTTCTCTTTTTCGAATACAAAATAATTAATATTACCCGCCTCGATCATTACAAGCTCAACCCCGGCCGCCTTATACGGTAACGCCCCCCGGAATACGTCACGGGAGAGCGTATTCTCGTCGGAATAGAGCTCGATAGTCGCCGGGTAGTCCTCGCGATATTCAAAGACTCCGCCGTCCGTTGTTAGCTCTGCCGCCTCGATAACCGCGTCGGGCTCCCCGTTTGAGTTATTAAGACGAATGCGGGATTTTATCGCTATTCTATACGGGTCGTCTGTTCTTCCCTTGCGAGGCTCCCCAACAATGGCCCCCACGTCGTCGAGAGCGTCCCCGAACGATGTTTCTATACTCCACAAAAACCGAACGGAATTTACCGCGTCTTTGGCCTCTTTGAGCATCGAAGCGACCGCGACGATTTTCGCTTTTAAAATGTCCGCCATTGTTAGACCTCGCCGTCTCTAATTGGTCTCTTGAATTGCTCGAGTAAGAGGTTTACCGCCGCCGTTTCCGGGTCGTTTGGATCAATCTCTCTAAAATACCCCAACGACGAAACACAAAGAGAGGAGGCCGGAGCCACCTCCCCAACTGTTGAAACGTCTTTGACTAGATCAATAGCCATTTTGTCCCCTTTAAATCGGCGTTCTATCCGTTGCCGTAACCACTACCCGGAAAAGGGCCGTCGCTCCGTCTTTTTTGTAGAAAGTGAGAGTATTCCCGTCGAGAGTCATTTTCCCACGAAGAGCCGCCCGAACGAGGTCGATACTTTCCGCGAGAGTTGTCCCCTCTGTGGTAGCCGTCGCCATTGACAAGCTCGAAATGAGAGCCCCGCCGGTCGGTAGCTTCGCGACAATCTTCGCGACTTCCGCCGCTACGTCCGCGAGATCCGCGTCAACCTCATTTAATTTACTAAATGTCGAATCAACGTCAACACCTACCGCGGAAATGTCCGAACGGATTGTCGACTCAATAGAGCCCGCCGTGAGCGTCGCCGTTGGGATATAGTTCCGGATTGCCTTCGCGATTACTTCCTTGTTCGCCGTAGTATCCGAGAGAGTAGACTCCCCGGGGATAACACTCACGACTTGAGTCATTCGGTTATGCAATTTTACTTGACCATTTTCCGCATATTTGAAGTCTACGAGGACGGGACCCTCGAAATCGGTCGAGCTTGATTTATACCAAATCTCGAAAACTCCGGTTTCTCCGGAGACTACCTCCATCGACCCATAACCGGAGTATGTAGGGTGAGCCGCAACCGGGACCGTGAGAGCTTGATCTTTGAAAAGTCGACCGTTGAGGTTCGCGTTTGTCATGCTCGTAAGACGAATGCCGACCCCGTTGTCCGTCGCTTCCATATTCCCGGCCGCATCGTACACGAGGGCACGGATACGGTAAGCCGTCGAGCCTGTTTCCGGTTTGAGAGCCGTCTCCGGAATTGTTGTGACAAAAGTCGTATTATTTATAATACTTTGCACGTCCGATTGTGACGCGATAAGCCCGGCGGCCGGTAACTTCGCGACGATTTGATCGATTTTGACCTCGCTTTGGTCGATATTTTGGTTTATCGTTGATCCGTCGATAGGCATATATCCCGCGACGTGACTCGCCAAATTGACCCCCCCGATTTTCGTAACATCGGCGGGGACTCCGTTCGCGAGATCCGCGATAATTGTCTCCGTGTTGACTTGAGTCGCTCCGATTTCTTTCGCGAGCAAGTCCGACGCCTCGAGGCCGGTCCCTCCGCTAAACTTTACCGCCGAGGCGTAAAGCTCGTTCGAAGTACAAGAGACCCGGACGCCAATCGGAGCCCCGTCGGTTCCATTACTTTTGCCTCGAATGATATCGATAGTCGGATAAGTGTCATTTACTCCACCGATAGGCTCGTCCGTTTTAATAACAACCGCCGAACCCGAGTTCGTGATAATATTCAAGTGTTTAAGATTGAGAGACGCCTCTCCGGATAAAAGAGTCATTCCGTCGATTGCGACGAGGTTCGAGTCCATCGTCCCGCTTACCGATACGCCATTATCAATATTCGCGTTTACGGAGTCCCGGGCCGCATTTACCGTTACAATTATTTGATTTTTGATAGTTGTATCAGAACTATCAACAAACGCTACAATAGAATCTCTCTGTGTTTCATAGTACGTGGTCGCGTCGGTTCCTTCGATCAATGCCACATTTGCCGTGACCGATGTCGAACCTCTCATAATACCGTAACCCATAGAGGTTAAAACCTCAAATTTTTCCCAATGAGATAGCCACGCCGTAGACTTAACGGTCGATAGTACTAAAATACTGCACATCGCCTCTGTAGCCGTTAGAGCCAATTTATAGACCCCGTTCGCCATGTGGACCGGGGCATTTGTGGCACTCCCAAAAGCTCCATAGGTAATATTCCCAGACGCTTCTAACCCTTTTGAGAGTTTGACCTCGGACGCTGTGACGGTTCCGGTATATGGCGTTTTACCATCTTCACCAACAAGCGGCCCGAAAAGTATTTCGGTCGCCGTGTTGTACTTCAAAATGTTCATGAGTTTCTCCTCTGTCGATAATAGTATTCGTTTGTAGTTTCCGAGGTAGCTCCCCCCGCTTTAATTTCGATTACGTGCCCGGCACAATTCCCGCTCGTAGCGTCGAGAACAGTCGTTCTATTTCCGGAAGAGACTCCAACGATTCCGAGTTTCCCCCACGCTTGACTATTTGTATTGTGTTGAAAGTCGAAGGCGTTAAAAGTCGGGTAGCTTGTCCCATCTATTACGATACTGCTCGCACCTTGGTTTGATTGACCGCGGGCAAAGATTAAGGAGTCTTGAGAACACGAAATCGTGATACTCAACGGGTCGGCCGGGGTAACTTGCAAAGAATAGGAGCCAACGCCGCCGCAACCAGTGAACGAATACGCCGCGATACTCAAAGGCGACCACAATTGAGCGTTAAACGTGATTACAATATTATTATTTCCCTCGGCCGGATTGTCGAGAAAAAAACCGTTGAAATATTGCGATAGATCCGAACACAATCCGGCGGCGACTTTTTGCATCGCGACGCCGTTATATGTTGCACCGATAATGTCGACGCCGTTCCCGTTCGTGCAAGACACGAGGAGCCCCCTATTGCTCCCCGCGTTTTGTGTGTGTGCTATTGTGTAAGTAGTCGAACCCGGTGTCGGGTTTCCAAATGTTTTATTTCCGATTGTAGGTATAGCCATTTTTACGCCTCCCCATTCAAAATAGGGCTTACGATTTCAACCAAATTACGGCCGTCGATATTCTCCGTCGTGGAGTCACAACAATAAAAATATGTGAGCCCTTTTTCCTGGAGGAATAACGCCGCCGAGATAGTCCCGTCGTTGAGCCCTTGCATATTATTTTGAGCCCAATCCGTGAAATCGTTTAAAACGGTCGTATCGATAATTTCATCGAGTGCCGTCTCTTCGGTGTATCCGATATCCGTATACTTTACGGCTCCGTTTTCTACCTCGAACAATTTAACAATGCAAAACATATTTACCCCGTAACCGTTGTTCGTTCAATTGAGAAAGTGACACGCTCGAAGGCCAAAACCTCGAGGAGACCGCCGGTCCAAACGATAACGCCGGGAGAGGTTTCTTTCCCGACTCTAGCCGTCGCGGTCCCCATTCCGGGAACGCTATAAACGGCCCCCATTAAAGATTGAGCCGGGACGTCGTAACCCGCCGGAAAATCGCTCGCTATTTCGACCGCTTTCCGTGCGATTCGTTCTTTCCAATCCGCGGGAGGAATGGCGTCCGGGTTATAAGTATCGATAACTATTTCAATATGCCCCGGGAGATAATCCGGACGGCTCATTTTTACCGTTTGAGGGTTCCCGCTTTTGTCGTATACGGTTCTCGAGATATTCCCCGCCGATTCAATGCCGCCGGGCTTCGTATTCCAGATTTTAACCGCTATTAGATCCTCTAGTCCGGCTTGACCGTCGAACACTACCGCGAAAGAGTTTGCCGGGAGTCCGCCCTTTTCGATACCTGTCGAATTTTCCCGGACGTTCACGAATGAAATCCCGGATACGGACCGAACAGCCTCATAAATGGCGTCGATAGTTCCCGCGGTCGATGTTGTTTTAGAGGCGTCGAAACGGGCCCGGAGTTCCGCGTCTGTCTCCGATCCTCTTCCCGTTGATATATCCCAAAGATTGCGGCAACTTCTCAACCCGGAGACCGGCGTCACGATTTCCGATAGAGTCCCCGGAGCTCCTCCAATATTCCCGGAGTTTTTGGCGGCGAAATCTCCCGCCGTTCCGCTCTTGTCGAGTGTAACATTTTGGAGTGATCCCGTTCTAAACTCGTGTATCTCGTCGAAAATATCAACCGTCACGAGATCCCCGTCGGAACTCGCCGAGAATCGAGGGTCGACGTTAGCCGCCGCCGCGAGTAATTCCGCGACCTTTGCCGGGGTATCTCCGATTGCCGCCGTATATTCCACGACGTGAATGTTTGTTCCGTCGGTTTCCGATAGTTCGAAAGAGTAAACGGTCCCCGCCGTGATTGTACCCGGAATTTTATAGATTGCCGATATAACAAAAGCCGAGGAGATAGAAATAGCCGTCAAGAGTTGAAACTCTTCCCCGGTAATTCTCGAACGGATTGTCGTCCCGCTTTGTACATTCACGCCGCCGGTCCCATCGGCAAAAAGGGCCACTCTTGCGGAGCTCTTCGCCGGTCCCGCTCTTGTAATGTTCCGATACGCGACGTAATCGTCGAGAGCTACGCCCTCGGCTCCTGTTCTTGTCCGGGCTGTGTAAATATCGGCCCCGAGCTCCCAAATGTCCGCGATAGGCTTCGCCAAAACGCCGATTTCTTGCCCGATTACGCTATTCGGTCCGGTGTCCGTATCTTCTCCCCAAATGACACGGAACAAAACCGCGAGCTCTTCCCGAATGGTCGGGAGACGTTTCGGGATAAACCCGGAAGGACCAACGCCGTATAGACTCATATTTTTACCCCTTGAGAATAATCCCCGTATATGGTTGAAACTTCAAAATAGACCGATAAAACTCTCGTCCTGTTGTCGAGTGAGGCATCCATACGGGATACCGCGAGGACTTCCGTGTCCTCCTCGATTGATTCCCGTAAAATACGTTTTGCGATTGAAAGGTCCTTCAATTTGCCGCCGAGGTAGTCAAACGACACGCCCCCCGCTTTTGTATCCAAATACCACTCTCCGCCGATGTGTGCGAGCTTTATTTCGAGTCGTTGCTTTAGAGCATCGAGTCCACTAATTAAAACCTCGTCGCCGGTATCCGTATCTATGTCGAACGTCCCGTCGTCTAATCTCTTGAGTTTTATATCCTTCACAATCCCCCCGCCTTCGTTTGTCCGGCCGTCGCTATTTTGTACTCGCACGAGCAAGGGACCGCCCCCGCTTGAGTCGAAAAGGCCCCGGAACACATCCCGGAGTCGCCCTCTCTTATTGGTGCGAGCCCGTCACATTTGTTTTTTTGAGACGTTGCCGCAATGCTCCCCGCTCCTGCTGTAAATGCCCCGCCCGTTAAAATACACGCCGCGGCGGTCCACGAAATAGAACCGACTAGAATATCGGCTCCGGAGGCCGTAGCTCTCGGGGCTTTTTGCTCTACAACAGAGAACCCGGAGAACGCTCCCGGTATTGCGGCCGTTTTAGGCGTTACCGCTACAACGTAACCCGGAGAGACGGCGAATAGTTCCACGCTCATTGAGTCACCCGGAGAGCCCCGCCGTTAATATCAAATGTGCCGTCTTTGTCGATAGTCATTTCCGCTTTTCCGTATTGAATCGATGTGACGTTCCAATTTGCGGGAGTTTTTCCTTTTTGGCCACCGAACAGGCCCGGGATAGCTACCGCGTCCGTGAGAGAATGCCGTCTCCGGTCCTCTTGCACCGACTCTCCGCCAGTCTCGATAAATCCCTCGATTGACGCCTCGCAAAAAACGAGCAAAACAGAGTCACCCGGAGACAAGGGGAACGTGAGAGAAAAATCTCCGCTTCTTTGGTACACAACAGGGACGCCAACGACGACCGGGAGTTCTACCGCGTCCCCGTTTTCGTCAATGATTGATACCGACGGCTTAACATCAACGACGCCCGCCTCGAACCGCTCAACAATGCCCGGCAATGCCGTATGAATGCCGGAAGATTTCCGAGAGATTACCGCCTCGACTGCCCCCTCGATAGCTTCGAATAGTTCCGCCGAATTACTCATTTTCTATCGTACCCCTTTACATCCATTCGCCATGCCTCGCCGTGTGTATCCCCCGTTATTTTTAACTCGCCGACCGTTACGACTGCCGAGCCTCCGGGGATTGATAGGCTTTGAATGTTTACAAGTCCCCCGTGTACTATTCTGCCATCGATTAGGCTTGAGAATTGCCACCCGTGCCGCTTCTTCTTGTCGCCTGTCGTTCCGTCTTTGGCCGCTTCTTCTTCCGTTAGTCTCGAAGGAGATCCCAAAAGGCCCGAAGAGCTCGACAAAAGAGCTATTTCGAGGGACGCCGGGACCGCGATATCTCTCGAGGCAATAACAACCGCCCCGGGATATTGAACAACGCGGCCGCCGACTCTCTCCGCTACTTCCCGGAGGGCGTCGATAGCTTTCCCAACAAACGACCACCCGTTCGAATATGGCCGGTCTGTCAAATCTCCCGTCTTTAGGTCGAGCGGAACACCAATTCGGGCCCCGAGGTCACGGAGGACGCCGAACGCCGAGACCGCTCGACCATAAGAAAACGAGAATATTCCGGAGCGTAAACTCGAGGCTCCGGCTCTTGAAATAATTTCGATAATCGTGTCGGGGCCTTGAACCCCTTTTTTAATATCTATAACGTCTCCGGAAAAGATCGACGACTCTCTCCCCTTGTACCCCGCCGAGAGAGTAATCAAAAGCCCTACCGACAATTGAGCGGCCGTTGTGGGTCCCACGTTGTAAACCTTGAACGACGCGACGTTCTCGTCTTTGCTTTTTGATACTACGAACTCAACCCGGAGCCCCGAAAGAGATAGAGCGACCGGCGTCCCCTTTTTAGAGAGTTGAATATCCGCCGATCGGTCGAAATAGAGCCCCGCATCCATCAATTACCCCCGGAATAGAAAAGCCCTATTCCTCCGGAGGTGAGGGCCTCGTAAGAGATCCCCGACTCGATAGCCTCCGAGAGTGCCGATAGATCGGTCGATCCCGCGAAAATATCGCCGGTCATTCCTTCCGGAAGGTGAGCCCGGTAATTCGTGAATAGAAACACGCCCGGCACGACTTTTACGCCGGAAACATAGGCGACGCCATTCTCTGCATTTTCAAGAGAGATAAACCAACGCTTTATAGTCTCCGCAAAGTTGAGCTTTACCCGGACGTATGCCTCGCCGAGTCTCATGTCGTAAGAGAACGAGGGAAAACTCATAACGGGGATTTGTACAATATTCATTTGATAAGCCCCTTTAATGATCCGAGAACAACGTCCGCGGGATTTGCCCGGCCTTCGACTCCCGCATTTAACCAAGATTCGTTCGCGTCTTTAGTCGTTGCCGGTCCGCCTTTTTGGTCGTCTTGAGATTGCCGGGCCGCTTCTGTCTTTGCTTTGTTCTTCGGTGTAACCGGAGACGGTGAGACCATAGCCGGGACCGATTTCAACCCAACGACTCGAATCTCCGAAAAAGAGATCCGGATTTTTGCGGATAGTTCGCTCGACGCTTGCCGATTGAGCTCGACCCGGGTCAATGCCATTGATTTATAAATTTTGATAGAGGTAGCGACCTTGAAAAGAGAGATACCTCGAGGCCCCTCTCCTCTTGCGAGTCTCTCGAGGTCCGCATAGACCGACGCGAGACGCTCCTCCCACTCTCTCCGAGTGTTCGCCCCTTGAGCCGCCGCAATGCCCGCCCCGAGTTCTCCCCCGAGGTAAATCGCCGAATTTGCGTTCCGGTCCGTACCCGCGACAAGAGGCGAGCCGGTGAGGAACATTTCCCCGACGAACTGCAAAGGCTCGGGCCGCAAATGGTCCGTAATGTCGACGCCTCTTTCGACCGGGTTTTTTGTTGCCGATACTTCGACCGCGTGAGCTTCCGAGAGAACTAAATCGGCGGCGAAAACCGGATTCGAGAACGCGGCGTCGTCGTCATAAAAAACGAGCCCCGGTTGAATTTTTGCCGGATTATCCATTAAGGCCGCCCCCCGTTGTTACGTTCTACCATCCTAAACCCGTCGACCATAGCCGAGGACGTCGCCGTCCGAATCTCTTCCGGGCTTGCATTTGTGCCGCCGAATGAGAGAGAGAACCCTCCGGCGTTATATGTCGAGCTATTCGACGCTCCCGCCATTGTGTAGCGGGTATTTGTCGAGGTAGCCGTCGACCCTCCGTTATTCCACTCTCCGGAGTATCCGAAATCCGATAGTTTTTTCAAGTTGTCACGAATGAACCGAACCGGAGCCGAGTCCCAAATCAACGAGAGAGCCCGGAGAGCGTTCCCGAATGATTGTTCGATAATTCCGCCGATCCATTGAAACGCCGGGCCGAGTACCGTGTAAAGGAATTGCCCCAACGGTAACAACACGCGACCGATTGCCAAAAGGCCGCCGAGGAATAAATCGAGCATCGGACCCGCTACCGCCCAAAGGACCTCAACGCCTCTTTTGAAGTTGTCCCACGCCGCGACAAGAGCAACACCGACGAGTCTAGCACTCGCCAAAAGGAGACCTCCGAGCATTTCGAGAGTCGGGCGTATTGCGGCCCAAAAGTCGAGAGCTTTTTGCTTAAGGCTTTCGAACCCTTCCCATAGTGTAGAAAGAGCCGATTTCCCTCCGGATTTCCAAACATCAAAATCGTTTTTCAATACCGCAAAAATGGCGACTACCGCCGCGATTGCCGCCGCGATTGCAAGAATCGGGAGAATGATTTCGGAGAATACCGCCCCGATAGTTGCAAGTATTCCGGAGATTACGGCCCAATTAGCGACAATAACGGCCACGCCTTCCGCAATTGCCCCGATAAACGCGATAACGCCGCCGAGAGCTAACAGTATCGGGCCAATGGCCGCGACGATAGCCGCGAAGGAATAAACCGCCGCTTTGATCGGCTTTGGTAGCTTCGTGAACATATCAACCATAGAGCGGAGTAATTTTATTGCATTGTCTAAATGAATTACGAGCGTTTTAGCCGTGTCGAGTAGATCCGTACCGATTGCCCCGAGTAGTTGGGTAAAGTCGTCTTTGAGAGTCGAGATTCTTCCGCTTAGAGTTTCCGAAGCGGTCAACATACCATTGAAGAATTTCCCGCCCTTTGAGGTCTCTATCCGCAAGGCTTCGAAAACCATTTCGGCCGAGATCTTCCCTTTTTCGAGCTCTTTCGTAAGATCGGCGACGGTTTTCCCTGTTTGTTTTGCGATTGTCTGCAAAGGATTGAACCCGGCGTCGACCATAGAGTTTAGCATATCACCCTGTAAACGGCCGAGGCTTGTCATTTTTGCCATTTGAAGAGAGAGAGACGAAAAGCGGTCTTTGTTTCCGAGAGCCACGTCTCCGACGCGGGCCATGATCGGCAAAACCTTTTCGTGTGCAATACCGAAAGAGAGCATCGTTTTTGTAGCTTGTGCCAAATCCCGGGATTCGTAAGGAGTCGAGGCTCCCATTTTTTGAATATCTTCCGCGAGCTTTGCGGCCTTTTCTCTATCTCCGAGCAATACGGAGAAACTCGTTTGTAAATCCTCGAGCTCCGACGCCGCTCCCATTGCCGCCTTTCCGAGTGCAACAATGGGAAGGGTGACGCCCGCCGAAAGAGCGGCCCCAATACCGATTAGACTCCCCCCAACCTTCGAGAGGCTTCCGCCGAGGCTTTCCGCTTCTTGTTGAAACTTCTTGAGGCCCGCGTCGTCGACTTTCCATTTTATAAGAGCGACAAACTCGTCGATAATGTTAGTCATTTTTATTTTTATCCTTTGCCTTTTTGAACTCTTCCCGGACGTCCGCCTCGTATGCTTTATACGCGAGGAGTCTTTCGAGGTCGTCGAGGCTTATCGATGTTTCTAGCTCCGGGAGAGTAGCGGCCCCCGAAGAGACCGCCGACCAAATTATAGACTCGTCTTGCATTTCACGAGAGAGCCTTTTTTGTAACCGTTTTGAAATATCTAGTGCGAGGTCGTCGTCTTCCCCTGTAAGCGGGACGTAATACCCCGGAGATTCGATAGACCTTTGACCAAAAAAGGGAAATTCAAGACGAACACCTCCGCGAGAACGAGATAAAGCTCTCCGAGGTCACACATATAAATAGTGTCGAACGAGGCCGAGAGTTTGGAGTATCCGAGTGTATCGTTCTCCTTAACCTCTACGAGCTCAATCATTTCGTCGACGATTCCCATAAATTGCTTTTCGTTGATATTCGCGAGAGCCCCGCCGATAGCCGAGGCGATAACCGCGATCACCTTCATTTCGTCCCCGGAGATAGACACGCCGTCCGAGCTTGTTAGCCCGTTGAGAGAGTCCGCTCCACCTACGTCGTTGATTTTAATCGACGACAACGCCGGGCCCAAAAGCCCCGCGAGTTTCAACTTTAGAGAGAGGGCTTTTCTCGCCGGAAAAGCCCCCGCTTTGTAAAAATGGTTACCTATTTGTTTTTCAAAAAATTTCACGGTTTGACCTCTTTCCCGTTTATACGTTTCTATTTCTTACAATCCGAGAGGAATGTTTCCTCCGGTAAATCCGAGGGCATTCGGGAGAATGATTTCCCAATCTACCGCCCCGACGTTTTTCCCGTACTTCTTCCCGGCGTTCTTTTTAAACATTGCCGTTGCACTTGTGTAAAGAGTAGTCCCGTTTAGCTCTTTGAGCATAACAGGGAACGCCCCGATTCCCGTCGCTTTGTCCACTTTGCGGAGACCCGCGAAATGATCATTCGAGAGGCTCGTTTGTGCCAAAGAAACTTTAATTACGACGGTTTCGTCTGCATTCATCGCACGAGAGACCGGACCATCGACACTTTTATATAGTGTGAAATCGTCCTCCTCCTGCGTAATCTCGATGAAATTATCGTCGGCGTATCCTTGAACGAGAACGCCCGCAACGATAAGAGTTACGAGTTTTGGGCTGTAATTTCCGAGACTCATGTCTCCCCCTCTTAATAGGTGATTGTACCGTTAATTTGATTATAGTGCATTGCCCCCGCGAGGAATGCAACAAACGAAACGCCGTTGTATTTGCGGGCCTGTTTGTCTGCCGTCGGCATTGTGGCCGGGTCGATAACAGTAACCGAAAAACCTCCGTTTTGTACATCGTCTTCGTCAACAGAAGCGGGAGAAATTCCTCCGGCGTCTTGTCCGAGCTCGAGAACCGCACGGGTAGGGCTTTCGATCATCGCCGCCCCTTGCATTGTATACGGGATTTTTTTCGCATTGAGCATAACAGAGAAAACACCTTCCGCGATACGAGCCCGGAGCCAATCCGCGAAAACGATAATATCGAGCCACTCGCCGCCGGTTTCTCTATTACCCGTCGCGATAAGAGTCTTTGATCCTTCGATACAAGACGCCCCGCCTATTTCGAGGTAAGTGTTTACGCCCTTGTCGTGCAAAATGCCTTTTACGTTGTCGCTCATTTGGTCGACGTCGATCCCGCGGATTTTCTTCAAATGAAGAGTCCACGAACCCGGTTGATAGGTCGAAATTACCCCCGCGACTCCACCGTCGGGGTAAACCGTAGCGGCCGAACTGTGAAAAATTACGAATGTTCTGTCGTTAGCTTTTGCGAGGGCCCAAATACTCGTTGAGTCGTCCGCTTTTGCCTCTTTGAGTTCCGAGTCGGAACTCGCCGCGATAAAGATCCGAGAGTCGTCCGCCTGTATCCACGTCGACGCCGTTACTTGTTCCGCAATAATACGAGAACACAAAATCAGCATATACCACGCCGGATTCAATGCCGTAATTTCGTCGAGAGCTTCGGCGAAATCCGTGTCGTCGGTCCACTTTTGGCCGATAAGAACGCGAGCCGGGCGAGGATTTTGTCCAAAATATGCCGCCGCTTCTTTGTATTCCGCTGTAGTATCCAAATAATCGATTTTAACCGCATCGATTCCGGTATACTCTCGAACGCGATAGCGTCCCGCTGTTGTACTTGCGAAATTTTTCGAGGTCCCAACAATGAGACCGACCCCGAAGGCCTTCGCGGTAACTCCCGCCGTGCCCGCCGTGATTTGTACGTCAACAATTCCGTTGATAGAGCCCATTAGCTCCCCCTCCGTTTTCTAGTTTTAAACCTTGATATCGGCCGTGTAGGTTTGGCCGCTATCGCTTGTCATGTTTCCCGTGATTGTTACCGACTCAATACTCGCCCGGTCGAATGTCTCGGATTCATTCCAACGGATAGAGAACGCGATCCCCGCCGCGTTTCTTTGCTTTCCGTCTTTAACATACGATAAATCTCTCGGGCTGTCGGTGTCATATATAAAAACGCCCGCGTCCGTTGCCGGGGCTGTCATTTCGTCGATATTTGCGGCCGCTTCGAGTCTATACCCTAACGCCATTGAATCACCACCGGCAAAAACGCGAATATCGATTGACGCCTCGCGGATTCCGGTCAATTGTGCCGAATCTACTCCGATTTGATCAACCGAATCTGTCGCCGGGCTCCCCGTTGGCGTAAAAAACAGAACCGTGCAAGGCTCCGCCGGGGTCGGTCCGTCTTTGTCTCCCCAAACGATAGACTCCTCGAGGATAAACCCGGAGAGAGCATTTACAACGAACTCCCGAGCCGGGTCCTGTACTTCGGTTATAATGTCTCTCACGCTATAACCTCCGCCGCCGTTGCTTTATAGTGATTGATTAATCCGTTTTTCCACGCTTCGACCGTTTTAATTTCGTAGATAGTGCCGTCGACCTCTACCCGATCCGCTTCAATCCCGGGACGTCCTCCCGGCTTGAGTTCCGTCGACGTATACATCGTTACGCCGCTCTCGCTTCTTTCATTCTCCGGAAGAGGCTCGCGTCTGTCTGTCGAGCCCTCGACTTCCCGGTGTTGCACGGATACTTTTATCGGCGTCCGTGTTTCCGTTCCTTCGACCCAACGCCCGGAGACGTAAGTCCCGCCGCTTTTCCGGATAAGTGTCGCCGCTCTTCTAAATCCCATTTTATCCCCGTCGACGAATTGAAAATGTGACGGTCGCCTTCATTTGGCCCGTGTCGATTAGCGGTTTTGTCGACTTCTTTCTCGCGATAGTAGAATCGGCGTTCCGCTTGTGGTCTCCCCGGATAATGTAGTCGCGAACCCTTGCCGCCGCTACTTCTCCGACCATTCCTATTGCATCAATCGGGCGGCCTCCGTCGAACACCATTTCGACCGCCTTGTATTGAGCGGCCCGTATCATTTTTGACCCGGCTTTTAATCCCGCCGCTAAAAATGGTCGTTCGGCGTCGTTTATCGCCGCGATTGTTGCAATGTCCGCCATTGTTTTAGGCCCGTCCGGTTCCGTTGGCGGCTTTGGGGCTTTCCCCTTTGGAAAACCGACCGCGAGTTCTGCCGAGTCCAAAACGTCAAGAGAGGCCCGGAGCTTCGCCATAGCCGCCGCATACTTGCGAGGGTGTAAAAGCTCTGCCGAGTTCATGCGAGCGGGTCCGTCGCGAGAAACGCCGTTGAGACGTTGGCCCGTATCATCGCCGCGAGCTCTTTCCCGTATGCGGTAGCGTTCAAATTTTCCATTCCCGTAAGTCCGGAGATCTTTGTCTCGCTTGTCGCGTAAGATTTAGACAGGTCGCCCTCTTGCTCACTCGATAGAGGACCGGCCGCCGAAGAGAGAGAACTCCCTCCCGCTTGCTCCTCCATTGACAACCAATGAAGAACTAAAAGCCCTTGACAAATAGGGTATGAACGCCCGAGAGCGTCCTCCCCTAAATAAAAGGCCGTGAGCTCGATCATTGAGTCGAGGCGAGAGTCGGGAGTAACGCCCGGCTCTCTAACAGCTATAAACTCGACCGGGGTCACTGATTACCTTCAAGCTCTGCACGTTTTTTTTCAACTTCGGCTTTTCTAACTTCGAGAGCTTCCTCGAGTTTATCCAATGCCGCCGCCGCTTTTGCCGCTGTCTCTTCGGCTTTTGTCTTTTTCTCCGGGTCCGATTCGGCCGCCGCTTTTTCTGCCGCTTTTTTAGCCGCATCGCGAGCCTTTTCGACTTTGGCGATAATATCGGAGAGCTCTTTCGTACTTGCATCGGCTTTCAAGTCCTTAAGATCCTGTGATCCGGGGATATCATCGTCGATATTTTTACAAATGAATTTTTCTTCTTTTTCACGGTGAGCGAAAAGCTCGTTTTTGCGAGCCTCTTCGAGTTGCTCCGGAGTCATGTCGTAAGAGTGAACGCCGGGGAGGATTGAAAACCCGAGGATAAAAGTCGCGGACGCTGTTTTGTTATTAATAATAACCATTTTTTGACCTCTTCAAAAGTATAGAATTTTTAGG